ATACCGCAGACATTCTTGAACACGTTATCCGCACACAGGCAAACAGCGCCAGCAATCAGGCGGACTTAACGATCACGCGAATTAGTGTTTCTACTTACGCAACACTCCCTAATAAGTTAACCCAAGGTCGCCCTATCCAAGTGTGGATTCAGCGTTTAACGGGGCAAGCGGCTGTTTTGACGGGTACTGTGTCAACAACCACTAGCGCAACGGCTACATCTATTCCAATCACAAGTCTGGTGGGCGTTCCCAATGCAGGTTTTGTGCGGATTGGTACGGAGTTGATTGGCTACAACGAGTTTTCTGTAGCCGACGGCGCTACACCAGCCTACCTTTTGAACTGCGTACGCGGACAAGACGGCACAACTGCCGCAGCCCATGCAACTGGTGCAGCCATCAGTCTGGTTCAAAAGCAAAGTATCACCGTGTGGCCTACGCCAGACGGCTCCCAGACATACCAGTTCGTGTACTGGCGCATGCGTCGCGTGCAAGATGCCGGTAGCGGTGTAAATGTCATGGACGTTCCGTTTCGCTTTGTTAACTGCTTGACAGCAGGGCTGGCGTACTACTTGGCGCTTAAAGTGCCGGGTGGGATGGAGCGAATTCAGATTCTTAAAGCACAGTATGACGAGGCTTGGACTACGGCAGCGGATGAAGATCAGGAACGCGCAGCGATCCGTCTTGTCCCCCGCCAGATGTTTATTGGGAGCAGTACCTAATGGCTAATCGGTTTTCATCCGGCAAGAATTCGATTGCTGAGTGTGACCGGTGCGGCTTCAGGTTTAAGCTAACCGCATTACGCAAGGAAGTAGTTAAAACAAAGACGTACAACCTGTTGGTCTGTTCCTCTTGTTGGGATCCCGACCAGCCGCAGTTGCAGTTGGGTATGTACCCAGTTGATGACCCGCAAGGTGTGCGTGACCCGCGTCCTGACGTTAGTTACCAAGTGTCTGGTCTGTTAGCAGACGGATATCTTGGCGGGGGTAGCAGGATATTTCAATGGGGTTGGAATCCCGTTGGTGGAGCAAGTAGTTTTGATGCCGCATTGACGCCAAATAACTTGGCTTTAACAGTAAGTATTGGTACAGTTACGATAGCAACAACTTAGGAGTTGAAAATGGACAAAGCAGATTTAAAACAGGACAAGAAGATGATTGCGGGTGCTGTGCACAAGCATGAAAAAAGAATGCACCCCGGCAAGCCTATGACTAAGCTCAAAAAGGGCGGCGTGACAGGCGACATGATGAAGTCTATGGGTCGCAACATGGCGCGTGTCGCAAATCAAAGGGGCAAATAATGGCTAAATTCAGCATGAAACAAGGTGGCAAAGAAGTTGGTCCAGCCAGCATCTATGCTGAGCCACACAATATGGCTGGCGCTAAGGTGTCAGTAATGAGCGTGGACAAAGCTAACGCGGCTGTTGAGTACGCCACTAACAAATCTGCAAAAACAGCAGGCGTGAGTGATCCACTCCCTAATGGTGTGGGTTACGGGCGTTCTGGCGAAGCTAAGACAACCGGCATCAAGATGCGTGGTACAGGTGCGGCAACTAAAGGCGTGATGTCACGCGGGCCGATGGCATGACCTACGCCGAGCTTGTATCTGCAATTCAGACGTATACGGAAAATAATTTTCCGACGATTACGCTTGCCGATGGAACGACTACTGTGACTTCTACACAGCAGATTAACCGTTTCATTGAGCAGGCTGAACAACGCATTTACAACTCGGTTCAGTTCCCATCGCTACGTAAAAACTCAACGGGCACTATTACAGCAAGTAACAAATATTTGTCGTGCCCTAACGACTTCTTGTCAACATACTCGTTGGCTGTGATTGAAAATTACGGTACAGCAACTGAGCGCTATACATATTTGCTAAACAAAGATGTTAACTTTATCCGTGAGGCTTACCCAGAAACAGGAACAGCGTATAACGGACTACCTAAGTATTACGCTTTGTTTGGACCAACAGTAACGTCTTCTGCAATTACCAACGAGTTGTCTTTTATTCTTGGTCCTACACCTGATGTGGCTTACACAGCAGAACTGCATTACTATTACTACCCTGAGTCAATCGTTACGGCAAGTACAACTTGGTTAGGTGACAACTTTGATACCGTGTTGTTATACGGATGTTTGATTGAGGCATATACCTTTATGAAGGGTGAAGCTGACCTTATCCAGTTGTACAACCAGAAGTACATGGAAGCATTAGCACTCGCTAAACGCCTCGGAGACGGGCTTGAGCGTAGCGATGCATATCGTAGTGGTCAGTACCGCGAAGCGCCTCTACCTCAGAATAACGGGGTTAGATAATGGCGTTTAACGGCAACTGGGCAACCAATACGTTCAAGACCGGCTTGCTTGACGGGGTGTTTAACTTTGATACTGGCACAACACAGGTCTTTAAGATTGCGTTGTATACCAATAGCGCTACGTTAAATGCCGACACTACCGCTTACACAAGCACGGGCGAGGTGGTGGCTTCTGGCTACACGGCTGGCGGGCAAGTTTTAGTTGTTAGTCAAATCCCCACAATCGGTAACCAGACTGGTGCTGCAACAACATATCTGTCTTTTACAAATGCGGTGTGGTCTGGAGCCATTACCGCAAGAGGCGCGTTGATCTATTTGTCTAACGGCACGACTAACCCAGCGGTTTGTGTACTAGATTTTGGCGCAGATAAGACCAGTTCTAGCACCTTCACCGTACAATTCCCAGCAGTCACCAACACGTCTGCAATCATAAGGATTTCATAATGGCACTTGTAACGACAACCAAAGGCGACATGGATGACTCTTTGCTGGAAAAGCGAGAAGGTACATTTGAAGATGACAACGAATTAACCACTTGGGTTGAATATTGGTTAGAGAGTGAACTTGTTCACCGTTCAGCCCATGTGACTTTGAAACGATCTCTACCGATAGGTGGCGAAGTAGGCACTTTCTAATAAGGAAACATCATGGCAAATACAGCATCACTATGCACCTCTTTCTTGGGAGAAGTGCTAACCGCAACCCACAATTTTGGCGTTGCACCTATCCGTGCGGCAACTACAGCAGACACCTTTAAGGCAGCGCTGTACTTAACTAGTGCCACGATTGACGCCTCTACTACGGTTTATTCGTCTACTGGTGAAGTAACAGGTACTAACTATTCTGCTGGCGGCGTAACGATAACTAACGCAACTGTCCCCGCTTCCACAAACAGTTCTTCTACTGCGGGCGTGGCTTACTGGACACCATCTGCAAGTATCAGTTACACCAACGTGACTTTGAGCACATCATTTAACGCAATGCTTATGTATAACTCAACCCAGTCAAACAAGGCTGTTGGCGTATATACATTCGGTAACCAGACAATCACTGCTGGTACTTTTGCGTTGACGATGCCTTCAAACACAACGACTACCGCTTTACTGCGTATTTCTACAACATAAGCGGAGGCGGCTTAAAGCCGTTTAGACCATGTTTGGTATCTCCGCTTTTGCTGAAACGCCGTTTGCCTCGCTTTCTGGGGTAACGGTTGCTGTCGCCTTGACAGGCAATGCGGCATCAGGCGCAGTAGGCACAGTTGGAGTAAGTAATAGTCCAGCCCTGACGGGTGACTTGGCTTCTGGGTTTGTAGGAACAGTAACCCCAAGCATCTCTAACGATATATCTGGTGATGCGGCCTCGGGATTTGTTGGAACGGTAACACCCACTATTTCTGTAGTCCTGACTGGGCTAGTGGCATCTGGTTTTGTTGGGTCGGTAACTGGAACACAGTCTGTCGCCTTAACTGGGGACGAGGCTTCTGGGTTTGTAGGTACAGCAACAACTAGCCTATCTATTGCCCTAACGGGTAATGTGGCTTCTGGCGCGGTTGGGACAGTAACTCCTAGTCTGTCTCCTGCTTTAACAGGCATAACTGCATCCGGTGCAGTAGGCACAGTAACACCTAGTACATCTCCAACAGAAACTGGGGATGTGGCATCGGGCTTCGTAGGAACTGTTACACCGACTATATCGGTGGCTTTGACAGGTGTTGTAGCGTCAGGTTTTGTAGGAACTGTTACCCCAAGTGCTTCACCAACAGAAACTGGGGACGTAGCGTCTGGCTTTGTTGGTACGGTGGTGCCCACTATATCGGTTGAATTAACTGGTGTAGAAGCGTCTGGCGCAGTTGGGTCGGTTGGGCAGAGCGTTTCTGCTGCATTGACTGGCTTGGAAGCCTCTGGTTCTGTCGGAACTGTGCTCCCCGGCAAGGCTGCGGCGGTAACAGGTTTGGGGGCTACTGCGGTAGGGGGCTCAGTTGGGTTTACTATATCGGTGGCGTTGACTGGCCTATCTGCCAAAGGCGCTCAAGGTACAGTCGGTAAGTTCTACTGGACAACAATCGTCGACAGCCAGACGGCAAACTGGCAAAATATAGTTGATTCCCAAACTGCAAACTGGGCGGTTATAAATAACCCCGAAACTGCAAACTGGCAAGTGATTGATACGGTATCGTAAGGAATAAATATGGCGCTTGTACTAGCAGACAGAGTAAAGGAAACCACCACAACGACTGGCACGGGAACGGTGACTTTGCTTGGTGCCTCTACAGGCTACCAATCTTTTGCCGCTGTAGGCAACGCAAACACTACCTACTACACCATAGCAGGACAGACCAACTCAGAGTGGGAAGTAGGTATTGGTACTTACACCTCAGCAGGCACAACCCTGTCCCGCACAACAGTTCTATCGTCTAGCAACTCAGGTTCTTTGGTTAACTTTACCGCTGGAACAAAAGACGTATTTGTCACCTATCCATCTGGTAAGTCTGTAAATCAAGACGCCAGTGGTAATGTTACTAACGCAGGAAGCATCACAGGCACCAACATGATCGCTAGTAATGGTCTTCATGTGAATAGCCAAACAGTAAGTGCAAGCTACACCATAGCCGCAGGCAACTCAGCTATGTCAGCGGGGCCAATTTCTGTAGCAAGCGGAGTTTCAGTTACTTTAGGTTCTGGCGCTCGTTGGGTTGTTATTTAATAGAAATGGCTATAAAATGAAAGAATATAGGAGCGCACTGTGACCACAGCATATACCTCACTGTTGGGATTTGCATTACCCGTTACTGGCGAACTGTCAGGAACGTGGGGCACCACAGTCAACGACGCTATTACGCAGTTGGTTGAAGACTCGGTCGCTAACTACGCAACCCAAAGTGTTACATCTGCAAACTGGACGTTAACTACCACAGGGTCAGGTGCGAGCAATC